CGACCTTGAATTTGACTCCGATGTAATTCGTCTTTATCAGTTCCTTTATGTCAACGCAGGGACGGACTTCCCTCGAGACACTGCCACCGGAACAGTCACCTTCACTCCGAGCATCAGTTGGATCACAAACGCAATGGTTCTCGAGTTCTTGGGCATCGACGTCGCAACTGCCAATGACACCGCCTTCATTACAACTTGCGTAGCAGCCGCAAACTCGTACATCTATCGCAAGCGTCGCGAAGCGGGTTACACCGATTCGCAGTCAACGGTGCCCGACGCTGCCGTCAAATTGGGCGGGATTCTTTATGCCTCAACCCTGTATCGCGAGCGCGGAAGTGCCGACTCCTTCGCCTCATTCGACGCCATGTCTTCAATCCCCATCCCGTCAACTATGGGACGCATCATGGCTCTCATCGGTTGCGGAAGACCACAGGTCGCATAATGGCTGCAACAGGAATCCTCGTCGATGCAGTCAACGCCATCAAAACACAACTCACCGCTCTCGGCCTCAAACCCGTCACAGATCCCCGAAACGCTCGCCCAATGTCCGTCATGATTGAACTCCCCGTCATGACATCGTTCACATACAACGTCGGCGACTTTCGGATTCCCGTCCGAGTCTTGGCAGCCCCTCCAGGCAATCAAGACTCAGGCGACTACCTCATGTCAACAGTTGACACAATCATGAACTCGCCCATCGCAGTAACCGACGCCCGTCCAGGCAATGCAAACTACGGCGGGCAAGACATACCCACATACGATCTCACGGTGGCAATCGCCGTGCGTAGAAACTAAGGAGCCACAATGGCAACAAGTACATTCCTGTCAGGTGCAACCTGCAATATCACCCCCACAGGTGGAACCGTTTACGACGTATCCGATCAACTTTCGAAATGTGAAGTCATGGTTGGCTACGAGCTTCTCGAGTCAACTTCGCTGGCAGATACTGGCCGACAGGCGACAAAGGGATTGCAAAGCGTTGCAGTCAACCTTGACCTGTATCTCTCATACGGCGTCGGTGAAGTCGAAACACTTTTGGCAGCAATCATCGCTGCGGGTTCATGCACAATCGTTGTGTCTCCATCAGGAACCACAGAAGGCCCGAGCAATCCGGAATACACGATTACGACGGCAACACTTGATGCAGCACCTGTCATCATGTCGTCGATTGGCACCCTTGCGGTAGCCAGTATTTCGTTCTCAAACGGTACTTGGGCACGAGACATCGTCTAGAAAACAAAAGAGGGAAACAAATGAAAATCCGACTACAAGTAACACCGATTGAAGGCGACCCCTATGAATGCGAAACGAATCTATTCGTTGTCGTGGCATGGGAACGCAAATTCAAACGGCAAGCATCAAGCCTTGCCAACGGCATCGGGGCAGAAGACCTTGCGTTCTTTGCGTATGAAAGTGCAAAGGTGGCGGGCGTCATGGTTCCCCTTGCCTTTGACCAATTCATCAAGAACACAAAAGCAATCGACGTCTTGTCGGAGGAATCGCCAAGTTTTACAGAAGCGGCAGCTACCGACGCTCATTAGCAGAGGTACTTGTCGCGACTGGATACTGGACACCGGACATCCCATTCGACACAGACGACCTCTTCACGGTTGTCGACGTGTTGAACGAACAACAGAAAGCACAAAGGAGCAGACGATGACAACTAGCACATCACTTGAAGTCGTCGGCGTCCGTGACGCAATCCGTTCTCTCAACAAAATTGAGCCTGGACTGCGCAAACAGTTCACCGCCGACGCAACAAAAATCGCTGCACCCGCCATTCAAGAAGTCCAGAAGGGCTACACAAAAGTCCCCCTGTCTGGTATGGCTCGCAAATGGGAACAAGCCAACAAAAAGATATTCCCGTTCTCCGTATCAAAGGCAATTGCTGGAGTCAAGTTAAAGGTTGACGCTTCTCGAGAGGCAACTTCCCTGATCTACATCACCCAGACCAATGTCGCAGCTGCAGTCTTTGAAGCAGCGGGACGAGCCAACCAAAACCGCCTGGGCGATTCTCTTGGGCAACTGCGCCCGAACCATACGCGCGTCCTCGGACCCGCCGTGTTCCGCAAACGCGGAGAGATTGAACGCGAACTTCTACGCGCAACCAATGAAGTCAAAGCCCGCGTCGAAAGAGAACTCAAATGACAATCGCAATCCCAATTATCACAGAGTTCAACGGCGCAGGAATCGACAAGGCAGTCAAGGAATTCAAGAACCTTGAAACCAACGGCGAAAAGGCACAATTCGCAATCAAGAAAGCAGCCGTCCCCGCAGGCATTGCTATCGCAGCATTAGCAGCTGGACTTCTTGACTGTGCAAAGGCAGCCATTGAAGACCAGGCAGCAGCCAACCTTCTTGCCATTGCACTTGGCAAATCAACAACCGCAACAGACGAAGCAATCAAAGCCAACGGAGAATTCATTGACTCTCTTATGCTTTCAACCAATACCGCTGACGATGAACTTCGTCCGGCTATGGCTCGGTTATCGCGAAGCACAGGGGACGTCACAAAGGCACAGGAACTCCTTGCGCTTGCTGTTGACATCTCAAAAGGATCAGGCAAAAGCCTCGAAACTGTCACGGCAGCATTAGCAAAAGGTTATGACGGCAACACCAACGCCCTCGGCAAACTTGGACTCGGACTCGATCAGGGACTTATTAAATCAAAAGATTTCGGAGCCATTCAAGAAAAACTGACTGAAAACTTTGGCGGATTCGGCAAGGCAGCAGGAGACACCACAGAAGGTCAACTTGCGCGATTCACTATTGGCATCGCTGAACTCAAAGAAGGAATCGGCGCAGCCCTCATCCCCGTCCTTGACGCCGTTCTTCCCCTGGTCAACAAGTTTGCAAAATGGGCGCAAGACAACCCCGAATTCTTCACCGTCATTGGCGTCGCACTTGCAAGCATTGCAGCAGCAGTTGTCGCAATCAACATCGCCATGAGCATCAACCCAATCACCGCCATCGCAATCGGTATCGGATTGGTTGCAGCAGCAGCCGTCATTGCCTACAAGAAATTCGAAACCTTCCGCACAATTGTTGACGGGATATTCGGCGCAATAAAGTTTTACATCAACAACGTCACAATCCCGCTTTTCAAGGCATTACTCAGCGCAGCAACATTTGTCTTTGACGCAATCGCTGCCGTCTGGAATAACACCGTTGGCAAATTGGCGTTTACCATCCCCGATTGGGTTCCTTTGCTCGGTGGCAAAAGTTTTGCAATGCCCAAAATCGGCGGATCAGGCGACAGCGGAGGAGGCATGACGAGCGTCCGAGCCTTTGAAGAATCACAAAAAACAATCATTGCAGCAAACCCCGACGTCTTCAGCGCCCCACCCGCAATCGCAGCAGCTGCTCCAGGCAAAATACAAAACACCGCAGCACCCGCAATAGACAACACGTCAGGAAATGCAGGCGGATTCGAGCAAGCAGGCATCGGCGGAATCGGGCCATTTGACAACCTCGTTATCAACTTGGACGCAGGACTCATCAGTTCTCCTGCGACCATTGGGCAGGACATCATCGACGCGATTCTTGCAGCGCAACGCGACTCAGGCGTTGTATTCGCACCGGCGGTTACTTTCTAATGACCGTCCCCACCTACCAAGTCCTCGTCGGATTCCAAACGACCACAGGATTCGGTAACCCGTTCCAACTCGACAACGCCACCTACGGCAAACTTGACACAGGAACCCTTGGAGGTCTCGCATACGCAGATCTGACGTCAATCGTCATGTCTGTCAACATTCGACGCGGACGCAACCGTCAACTTGACCAATTCAACGCAGGAACCGCACAAGTCGTTTTTAACAACAACTCGAGAGTTCTTGACCCGCTCAACACATCCTCGATCTACTACCCGTTCGTGTTGCCTCGCGCCCCAATCATCATTTATGCCAACGGCACCCCCATTTACTCAGGCTTCGTCGAGGACTGGAACCTTGACTACCAAAACGCCAACCAGGGCAGAATGGTCGCCAGATGCGTTGACACCTTCGGCACCCTTGCCAATCAGCAACTTAACGCTTTCACCCCGTCCGCACAGACTTCAGGATTGCGCGTCACAGCCGTCCTAGACCGTCCAGAGGTCGCCTATCAGGGCGCAAGGTCTATCGGCACAGGGTCGTCAACTCTCGGCGCTTACGCGGTCTCCCAGGACACAAACGTCCTTAATTACCTTCAGCAAATCAACACTTCCGAGCAGGGCTACCTTTACACCTCAGCCGACGGAACCCTCACCTTCAAGGGAAGGTCGAGTGTTCTAAACCCTGTTTCGGGAGCCTCGTTCACAACCAACGGCACAGGCATCCCATACATGAGCCTCGTCAACCAGTACGGATCAGAGTTGCTTTACAACTACATCGTGACGCAATCACCCGCAGGAGCTGCACAAACCTCGTCAGATGCAACCTCAATTGCTTTGTACCAGGCGCAGAACTACAACCTTCTTCAACTGCTTAACTCAACAACCGCAGAAGTCGCAGGATTAGGCGCATACCTTCTTGGTAAATACCGAAACCCAGTCGTCCGTTTCACAGGCGTCTCATGCGAACTAGCAGCTCTTACCTCGGCACAATGGTCAATCCTTTTCGCCATCGACCTCACGTCAATTGTGACGGTGCAAAAGGACTACTCAACTGGCACCCCAACATCAGAATCGCAAACCTTGATTACCTCAGGAATTGAACACCGCATCGTTCCAGGGTCTCACATTGTTTCGTACACTTTTGAGTCCACAGACGGCAACCAATACCTCACATTGAACGACGCAATTTTCGGAACGCTCTCAACAACCAACCTTCTAAGTTTCTAAAGGAGACAAACATGGCAACACCAACCAACCTTCCGGCAGCCTTTGTTGCTGGGGCGATTCTGACCGCAGATCAGATGAACAACTTGAGGGGCGCATTTCGTGTCTTGCAAGTTGTGTACGCATCTTACGACTCAGTGACTTCAAATTCGACTAGCACATATGCCGACTCAGGACTGACGGCTTCAATCACTCCCCAAGCAACAACTAATAAAATCTTGGCGTTCATGTCAATGCCGATTAGAAAAAGCGCAGGCAATTCACAAAGCGAAGTGAATCTTCGTCTAGTTCGTGGGGCTACAACCGTCATATCGTTGAGCGGACAGTTATATACAAACAGCCTTCTTGAATTGCGCGGCGGGGCTAGTCTTTCTTATTTAGATAGTCCTGCAACAACTTCATCAACAACTTACAAAGTGCAATTTGCTAACGGAATCAATGCCGCTGAGGTATCTGTTCAGGCGTACGGCTCAAGCACTTTGACACTTATGGAAATAAGCGCATGAACCAACTAACAATTATCACAGCCCTTAATGCCCTTGGTTTTGAATCAGGATGGGCAACCAATGAATACGGCATTATTCTTTGGGAAAATGACCAACCACAACCAACCGAAGCCGAACTAATCAAGGCTGGCTGGGTGAAACCAGATGCGAAATAGCCTAATTTTATTGGTCTTTTTGACATCGCTTACCGCTTGCGCTGATCGTGAACGTCACAACTGTGACACAACAAAAGGCACCGGATTCCTAGAAAGCAAATGCCCATGAAACTAGAAAAAAGACTCAGCAACGAAGAAATCAAAGCACGACTTGTCTTTGTCGTCGCAGTAACTTTGTCGTTCGTCCTTGTCGTGTCTGTTCTTGCAATGATCTATGGCGTTCTCTTTGTTGTGCAGCCAGTCGAAGCCAGTGAGTTAGATCAAGAGATGGTCAGCATCCTGACTTATGTACTTTCCACATTGGCTGGAGCCTTGGTGGGCCTCGTGGCTGGGAACGGGTTGAAGAATCCACCTAAAGAGCAGACCGATGCCGAATAGGGTCTATCCGTACTATCCATCTTGGGATGGCAAAGCCACTCAACCCGTAACGGCAAAACTGATTGAACTTTGCGGAAAGCGTTGGGGCACCAAGTCGCTTGGGGCGTATGCAAATCGTCCGATGAGAAATAATGCTGGCTTATCGGTTCATGCGACGGGCTTCGCGGCGGACATTCAATACAAAGACGAAGCACAAGCCCGCGAGATGTGGGACTGGTTCCTTGCTAACTCAAAAGCCCTCGGACTATGCGAACTGCATTGGTACGCCTACGGCGAGTACGGTGCGGGCTACCGATGCTCTCGAGGAGAAGGCAAGAAGGGCGTCAAGATCTACACCGCCGACGACAACGCAGGCTCCTATCAAGGCAACCCAAATTGGCTCCATTTTGAGATGGCAAACCAAACTGCGGAAGCATTTGAAGCTGCATGGCGGGCATTGCCCAAGCCTTAAATCGCCCGAGGATTTCATTCTCCTCGCGCTAGACCTCGGGACTGATTGTGTTTCCCTCATTGGTTCCGAGGTCGAATCCGCCACCTAGACGCTTGTCTGTGTTACAACATTCAGACCAGTCGAGCGAAGGGAAACGCAATGACCGATACACAATTCATTTACAGTTTCATAATGGGATGGGTCAGTTGCTGGCTCTTCCTTAAAATGATGGCAAACAGACCATGATCCCATCGTGGGGATATATGCCGTTATGGTCAAAGGACAAACTAACCCTCGTCCAAATCTTCACGGATTCGGCAACAGAAGAAATCGTCAAAGTCACAGTCGCCACAAGGCGCGCTCCCTGGATGACGTTTGCTTCGATTACAGAAGTAGAACAGGTTGATTAAGAGAATAATGGCAATCGCCCTCATCACCGCAACATTCACCGCCTCGCCCGCAAGCGCAGCTGCACAGCGCGACCTGCACGAAAAATATCACGGCGTCCTGCCAGACGCTTACTACGACGGTCTAGCCCGTTGCGAAACTGGCGGAAACTGGCAACATTCAACGCGCTCCTATACCGGAGGTCTTGGCATTTACCGAGGCACTTGGAAGACATGGTCAGACTCCTCGAGCGCAAAAGGTAAGACCCCTGCGCAACAAGTCAAGGTCGCAGACGCAATCGCATTCAAAAGCCACATCAACCCCGACGGCACAAAAGTCTGGCGCGTCGGGCCATGGGGATGGGGATGTCTTAAAGGGCAGAAATCCTTACAGGCGTTCATCTGCAAGTCACGACACAGCCTTGTCGCAAAATGGAAGCGCGGATGCGCTACTGTCCGTAAAAGCAAATAGCAACAAGTGAGGGAAACACTATGGAATTAACAACCGACGAAATCATTGCGCGTCTAATGAATCTGTCAGTCAAACTTGACGGAGAGATGCGCTTTGAAGAAGGTGCAGTCATTAGTCAGGCAATTGCTCTGATCATGACTATGCGCAACGCAGCCGAACGGATGCGTCATCCGAGCATGAGCTACAACGAAGAGATGAAAGCCGTCATCGAGTGGATTGTTGAACCGAAATGAGCATTGAAGACTACGAACCAGTCGCCTCGCGGCTTGCTCGCTTTTGGGAGAAACACCCCGAAGGACGAGTTATCACAAAACTGCTTACATTCGAAGGTGACCGCGTCATTGTCCAGGCCGACATCTATGTTGACCGCGAAGACGACCGACCCGTTGCAACAGACTTCGCAGAAGAAATACGCGGGTCTAACAACGTCAACAAGACAAGCCATATTGAGAACGCAGCCACATCGGCAATCGGACGCGCCCTCGCTGACTGCGATTTCGCTTCCTCGACTGATTGGACGAAACGCCCGTCGCGCGAAGAGATGTCAAAAGTTCAGAGAATGACCACTCGAGAGACCGAAAACGGAAGCATTACGGAGCCGTCCAACCTTGCCTCAGACAAGCAACTCAACATGATCCGCGCCGTCTGTAAAAACCTCGGACGCACAGTCCCGAGCGGGATACAGGGATGGACAAAACGCGAAGCAAGCGCATTCATTGACACAATCAAGAGCAACCCTCCTGCGCCGGAACACGAACCCGAAGAGGCGTTCTAATGGTTGACTTCCTCATGCTGATCATCATGTGCATCAGTCTGTTCATGTGCGGATTCCTCCTGGGAAAAGACTCCCGATGACCGTCTCCGAAAAGATATTTCAAGACCAAGTCATCAAACTTGCGCGGATGCAGCAGTGGCTTGTCTTCCATGCGTCACCCTCATCGCCTCGCCCTGGGGTATGGCGGTCAGACGGCAACGGATTCCCAGACCTAGTCCTCGTCTCAACATCTGTGCCATCTCGAGGCGTCATCTTCTGCGAACTCAAAGCAGCCGAAGGCAAACTGTCAGCAGAGCAAGAGAAATACGCACGATGCCTCGTCAACGCAGGAATTGAATACCACCTTTGGCGTCCCCGTGACCTTGACGCAATAGCAGCTCGACTTGGCAGGCAGGCAAAGATTCAATGAGGCAACCAGTCCGCGTCATCCTGTCCGATGCTGATATGCAGATTGCAGCGCATGGTGGCGTCAACCGTCGCCTCCTAGCAATCAAGCGAGCCGACAGACCCAACCAACCAGGGCG